CGCCGCTGCAAGTCGGGGTGGCCGTTTATCTCAAGCCAGACCGCTGGCGCGACACCGTAAGCATGACGGTCGACAACGCGCCGTTGTTCGCGCGCTCTTACGAATACATCCGCAATTACTGGCCTGACGAGTCGCAAACCAGCACGCCAGAATTTTATGCAGACTATGATTATCAACATTGGATAATCGCCCCGACGCCTGACGCCGCGCAAACGTGGGAAATCTTGTATTACGAGCAACCTGCATTCTTGGGCGAAGATTTCCAAACCAACTGGCTCACGGAATACGCGCCTGACTTGTTGCTTTATGCCACGTTGCTGGAAGCCGCGCCATTCTTGAAAAAAGACGAGCGCATCCAAACGTGGCAAGCTATGTATGATCGTGCGGCGCAAGCTCTGAGCGGCGAAGATTTGAAGCGCATCATGGATCGCACCGCGAACAGGAGTGAAGCGTAATGACCATTTATACCGACGTATTCGGCGGCGCGAACATTTATCCTAGCGAGATAAGTTACAGCTCGCTCACGCTGACCACGAGCGTTTATCTTTCTTGGCCGGAAGAAACTTCCACCAACGAAAATCTTGCCACCCGCATCATCGATGTGACAGCTGACGCAGGGTTGAGCATCTATTTGCCAGAAGCCAACAAGACAGGCACCGGCAACACGATCCTTTTCAACAATCGCGGCGCGAATACCGTCACAGTTCGCAACGCAACCGGCACGCAAGTCGTCACTGTCGCCGCAGGAGAGTTGTGGCAAGTTTATCTGGCCAACAACACGACCGTCGCAGGCACTTGGCGGTCATTGCAGTATGGCGCGGCAACCAGCCAAGTCAATGCAAGCTCATTGGCTGGCACAGGCATCGTCGCCGTCGGCACGTTGTTGAGCCAATCTGTCCCTGTCACCGCATTCAATGCGAATTACACCGCAGGCGTCAACGACCGGGCCAAGATGTACAACTGGACTGGCGCAGGCGGCACGTTGACGTTGCCAGATCCAACTGTGGTGGGCGACAATTGGTTTTTCTGTTTACGCAACAGCGGCTCTGGCGCCATCACAGTCGATGCGCCCGGTTTGTCGTTGATCAATGGAGCATCTTTTTTAAGTTTCCAACCGGGCGAGTCTGCCATCATCGTCTCTGACGGAACCAATTTTTATACAATCGGTTTCGGTCAATCTGCGACTTTTGCGTTTGATTACACCGTCATCAACATTCCCGGCACAGGAATTTATACGCTGTTGGGCTCAGAGCTGAACCGTGTGTCGTATCGTTTCACTGGGACGCTTACCGGCAACCGAACGGTTGTTGTCCCTGCAACGGTGCAACAATACTGGGTTGACAACCAAACGACCGGCGCATACACACTCACCATAGCGCCATCAGGCGGTGGCACAGGATTCAATGTTGGCCAAGGCGAACGCGTCATCCTTTATTGCGATGGCACGGACGTTTTGAATGCCACCACACAAGGCATTTCCGTGCCATTGACGATCGCAGAAGGCGGCACAAGTGCAACAACCGCCAGCGGCGCGAGGATAAATTTGGGCGGCACTTCCACGGGCATCGCGTTGTTCACGGCAGTTGACCAAGCCGCTGCATGGGCGGCGTTGGGTGTCGCGCCTGCGGGTGTTGTTGATGGCGGGACATTCTGATGCCTGAAACAACCATCGTCCTCAGGTCGCAACCGGGCATTAAGCGCGACGGCACAAAGTATGAAGGCGACTTCTACGTCGACGGACAATGGGTGCGTTGGCAACGTGGATTGCCGCGCAAGATGGGCGGCTATCGTTCTACGCAAAAATATCTTACAGAGATCAGCCGTGGGTTCAGCACGTTTACGCAACAACTATTCGTTTATTGTCACAGCGGCGGCGCTAACACGTTAGAGCGGTTCACGATCGATTCTACCGGCAACAGCTCAATCATCACGGACAGGACGCCGGTCGCCATAGAATCTAGCTGCACGGTGACGTTGACGGGCGGCGCTTCCGGCTCGGTGGACGACATCACGATAGACGGCGTTTCCATCCTCACCGGCGCGGTTGCATTCAACACTGATTTGTCCACCACAGCGGCTGACGTTGTCACCGACATCAACACAGGCACTGGCACGCACGGTTACACAGCGAGCAACGTCGGCGCGGTGATAACAATCGAAGCTGACGTCAACGTCGGGTCTGACCCAAATGGTTACGCTGTCGTTGTCACCACGACCACGATAACTGCCACGAACACTGATATGAGCGGCGGCTCGTTCGCGTTGGAAGTTTCTCCAAACAATTTTTGGATGTTCGACTATCAATACGATTCGTCGACCAACCAAAACTATTTGATCGCACACGTTGCGCCCAACAAGAATTGCATCTGCAACGATGAAGGTGGCCAAATATTTTTCGGCGAAGTTTTGGGCACGGGTGATCTGAAATCGATCACGTTGCCGCCGGACGCCAACGTCACCGGCGGCATTGTTTCGTTGCACCCTTATTTATTTTATTACGGAACTGACGGGATAATCGGTTGGTCCAAACCCGGCGAACCTACGAATCTCACAGATCTCGCAGGCGGCGCAGGGGTCGCTCGCGTTTGGGGACAAAAAATCATCAAAGGATTGCCGCTGCGGGCAGGTTCCGGCAGCGCCCCGGCAGGCATTTTTTGGGCGTTCGACGCCGTTATCCGCGCCACATTCACCGGCGGCACGACCACGTTCCAATTCGACGTGATTGCCACAGACACCTCCATAATCAGCGAATTTTGTGTAGTGGATTACGACGGTGTGTTTTTCTGGTGCGGCGTGGACCGTTTTTTGATGTTCAATGGTGTGGTGCGCGAAGTGCCCAACCAAATGAATCTCAATTATTTTTTCGACGGAATCAACCCGAAACAGCGCAGCAAGGTTTTTGCATTCAAGGTGCCGCGCTATGGCGAAATCTGGTGGTGTTATCCACGCGGCGAAGCAACCGAATGCACCCATGCCGTAATTTACAATGTGCGCGAAAACACTTGGTACGACACCGAGTTGCCGAATTTAGGTCGTTCGGCAGGACAATTCAACAATTCGTTTGCCGCGCCAATTCTGACTGGTGTGGTGGATGACGGTCCAGGATACAGAGTTTGGGTGCATGAACAGTTGACTGACGAATATGACGGCCCGAACATTCGGCCGATTCAAAGTTATTTTGAAACAGCCGACCTTTCCTCCTTGCCGCAAGGGCGTAATGAATATCTGCGCATCGTTGCCATCGAACCAGATTTCGTGCAAAATGGCCCTATGACGGTGAGGATCACTGGACGGGCCAACGCTCGCGCGCCGGAAGTTTTCAGCACTGATTTTGAATTCCCTGCCAGCGCTGCGGCTGACAAGCCGTATGAACAGATTGTGATGTTGAAAGAGCAGCGCCGCGAATTACGCGTGCGGTTCGAGAGCAACTCGGTTTATGGTGATTATCAGATGGGTCAGATCATCGGCCATCTAGACACAGGCGACAGGACGGTGCTCGGATGAGTTTGCCGCATGTTACTTTGCCGCGCTATATGGGATTGGTCGATTGGGCCAATCAGGTTGCTTTGGATTTGGATCCGTATGGGGCGTTCGGGCGGCTGGATTCGCCGGACAACTGGCAAAATTGGGCAATGCAGTTTTTGAACAACACGTCGTTGGGGCGCAATTTTCCGAACCCTTATGACTTTGAGAACTGGGAAGAATGGGCTGACCGCTTTGTGCAAACACTCTCATGAGATACATTGGGTTCGAACAAGAAGACGAAGCTGAACAGTGGGCAAGAAGCAAATTGAATTCGGATGCGTTTCCTCAGTTTTTCCGAGCTGTGGCAGCGGTAGATGAACAAAACGAATTTGTTTGTGTGGTTGTGATGACAAACTTTTCGCCGCGCAATGTTGATTTAAATATCGTCATAGACAAAAAGAAATTGAAACCGAAAGAAACGATCGTGATGTTCAATGGCATATTTGGATATTTGTTCGACAAATTGAATTTGGCGCGCGTCACAGGATTGGTGCCCGGCAAAAATGCTGCGTCTCGTCGCATTGCAGAGCATTTTGGTTTCAAACTCGAAGGCGTAATGCGCGCAGCGTTCCCTGACGACGACCTTCACGTTTATGGCTTTTTGGCTGAAGAATACCACTCACACGCTTGGCGTAGGGGATGAAAATGGACGTACGTTCGATCGTAGAATTAGTTAAACAAACGCCGCAAGTCCAACAAGCGGTCGACATAATTGAAGCTCAATTGGAGCGCATGCCGATCATGCCAGAGGATCTGGATGAAATAATCGGCATGTTGGAAGCGGTCGTCCAAGATCCGAGCCGTTACCCTGACGTCCGCGCGGCAGCGATTGAAGATGGCATAATCAGCGAGCAAGAAGCGCCGCAAGAATACGACCCGACATTCGTGTTGGCTGTGTTGGTAGCACTTTATGGCTACCGTGAGCGGTTGGCGGCGAAAGGTTACGCTCGCGGCGGCTTGAAGGTTGCAGGTCGTCAACTGGAAGCCGCAGGACGCGGCGGCGACAGCATGCTCGCCCACATCAACCCGCGCGAAGCGGAAATGTTGCGTCGCATGGGCGGCGCTGGCACGATCAACCCGAACACCGGCTTGCGCGAATACAAAAGCGGCAAAGGGCTC